CCTATAGTTCCTCCGCCTATACCTTGAACCAAAGAGTTTACAGCAGCTGCACCAGCAAATATTTTTACAGCGCTTTCAAACGTTGTGGCAGCCGTATTAAGCTTAGTCGCTGCGTCATATCCTCCAGAGGCTGCAGAGGCTGTGCTTGTAAGGAGCTGCGTTTGAGCAGCTGTTTGGCTAGCTATATCTGAGACTGTTTGAGTTTGAATGCCAGCTTTAATAAGTTGAGACTTGCTTATAGTGTCTAGTTGCTGTCCGCCAAATTGAGCTTTAGCTAGCAACATGTTAGTTACCATCTGAACCATTGTGGCATCCCCGTTGAATAGGTTATTCAACATCCCATAGATACCGTTACCTGGGATAAGAGACGACTGAAGAGCTTGCTTTGTGGGAACTTTACCGCCGTTGTACTTTGTTAAGTAATTCCAAATCTGATCTACTACTTGGTCCATTGTCATCATAGACCCGTTGGCGCCACGAAGATTGATGCCGATGGTGCGTAACATGTTAACTGTTCCAGGAGCATTTAGGCTAGCGCCTATCTCCTGTGTGGCTCCAGCTACACCTAGACCAGGCGTAAAGTTTGAAGCGCTTGCAGCACCTTGCATTACTTGGTTGAAGTTACTTGCTCCAGTAAGCCCTGTTGCTTGAGCAGCAGCTAAGGCGTTAGTGGTATCCATCGAGTTTAAAGCTGTGCCATTTCTAGCCAAAGAGTTCTGAAGAGATCTTACTGCAGAAGTCTGTTGCCCTAGAGTTCCTCCGTAGCCACCTTGACCATAGAACGCAGAACGATTGGTAAGAAAGTCCTGCATAACTGCCGTCTGAGTAGATGGCAAAAGGTTTGATACAGCATCAGATATACCTTGGGCTTTAGCCATACCTTGGCTAAATGAAGCGGCTCCAGCAGCAACTTTATTAAAGATGCCGTTACCATTACCGTTATCTGCAACTTGATTGGTTGTAGGACCGGCAGTAGATCCGGCATTAGTTGTTCCAGATTTACCGTTGTCAGCTACCTTGTCCCCACCAAAGTTAGACGAGCTAATAGGGTTACCTTTAGAATCTAAAAGGGTAGGGATTTTAACGCTATTAAGAGAGCGCACCATCTTGTCAATGGCAGGTTGAAGCGTATTAGTTATTACGGTAGAAAGGCCAAGAATATCCTTTTTAATGTTGGTGATAGACATGGAGACACTGCTACCGCCACCAACGCTAGAACCTATGTTTAAGGCAGCTTTGCTGTCGTCCATTAGTACCTTCCATTCTTCCTAGCTCGTTCTATCCAGTTCCAACGCTCTCTTACAGACATGCTTTTTATATCCGCTAGAGTCCAACCAGTAAAAGTACGGGTCAAGTACTCGTACTGGTCTAACAAGTTTTCATAATCTTTTTCGTTATAAACGAAACAAATCAACAAGGCTAAGCGGAAGAGCGATGTCTTCTGCACATGCCTTGCAGACCTTGGTCACCTCCCCAAGGCGTGGGCCTGGGTTACGGTTGATGATCTCTTCTACGATCTTTGTGCGGTCACCTATGCCTAGGCTAAGAACTGTGTAAGCTCCTACTGAAGGTTTTCCATTTACTGAGAGAACACATCCAGTTAATAGAAGAGTGTTAATTTCAGCAGAGGTTTTGTCAGCATTCTCTAGAAGTTTCTTCTGGGTTACTCCTGTAGGAAGTTCTACTTTAACAAAGCCATGCTTTGTCTCTACATCCCATACACGATCTGCCATAGGGTCTTCTAAAGTACGAACAGGAACATCTTCAACAAGATCTATTACTAGCTCTTGTTCAGCCAAACAGCTGCCGCATCGAATATTAAGTTTGATCTCTTGGCCAAAGGTAACTCGACGAATTCCAATAAGGAGCGCGTCTCTGTCTCCAGCTAAGAGGTTATCTAAATCTTCCTTAGTAGCGTCTCGAGAACCGATCTTAACTAGACCTCGTTGTAGAAGTAAGTTTAGAGCTTTGCCTGTACTAGACGCTTTAGCGATAGCTTCTTCGTCAACACCGTTAAGCTCACGAACTTCTGCAGTTGTGATTAGTTCGCCTTTCTCAATGAAGCCTCCGGGAAGAGTTACTTCAGGTCCTAGAGGAGCCTTAGTCTCAACGACTGGTGCAGGCTCCTCCATTACCTTTGCTGCAAATTGATTGACTAGTTCTGCATCTGTTATTACTTTTGCCACGTTTATTGCTCCTTTTAATTAGTTATTAGATATCTGAAGCGATCTTCAAACCGTCTGTTGTTGACACTCCGTCGTTAGTAAAGAAGGCTGAGATGCCTTCGTGTACTAGTGTCATTGTTTCAAACATAAGCGCTCCGTTTGTAGCGTCTAGGTCTGAGTAACTTAGGTTTGTGATCCAAGCATTGTGAATTTTAAAGCCCATAGCTGGTGTAGGAGACCCAGCATTTGTGTTTGGGTGCTGGTTAACAAAGATTGTAACGTTAACACGAAACCCTGAACCAGAGCCTGTTTCACCGTCATATGTGTTAACCGTTGTGTTAGCTCCAGGAAGAAGCCCTTGACCAGCAGAAGCGCCAAACAATCCGCGCATCCACACCATAGCTTGGTCCTGTCCAAAGATAGTTCCACGTGTGAATGTGAGGGGTTGGAATGTTGTCATGCCTGGGATCTGGTGAACAGTGGTGTTGAATCCGCCTTCACGGTATGTGATGTTCTGTGTTTGGATTGCCAAACCAGAGATTGTTGAAAATCCACCGGTCCAACCTGTTGTGATTTTAGAGCTGAACGCCGCATCAGTTGAGTTCGTCGAAGCGCTAGCTACAGGTTCAAACACAGCGTTAAATCTAAACGTGCGTAATGGATCTGTAATCAGGCTAGAGTTGTAAGCGGTAAGTGAGCTTGTTGTCATTTTACTTTATCTCCTTAAGATACAGTGACAGTGGTACCACCGCTGTACTGGCCGATGTTGATTACAATAAACTCAGCTGGACGTTGCAAAGCAACTCCCACCTGAATATTTACATAACCATTGTCAATGGTTGTGGGTGTGTTATTAGTTGCGTCACAGATTACAAAGTAAGCCTGTGATGGGGCTGAACCTGTTAATCCGCCTTGACCCCAAAAGCTGGTCAAGAAAGCGCTAACTGATGCATTGATACGGGCCCACAGTTTTGCATCGTTTGGCTCGAAGATAGCAAACTGTGTGAGGTCCTTAAGAGACTTTTCAATGTAGATAAGGCTACGACGAACGGGCACGTACTTATCAACATATCCTGGCTTCAAGGTGCGAGCACCCATAACAACAATTCCGGAACCTGAAATGTAACGAATAGCATTAACAGGCGCTGAAGCGCTGTTTAGAGCATCTAGGTTTGCATTAGATAGGGCTGGTACAGAGACTGTTCCAGCTAAACGGGCTTGAAGACCCGCTGGAGCTTTAAAGATACCGCGTGAAGCGTCAGTGGCTGCATACAAACCTGCTACAGCTGCGCCTGCTCCAATGGTCTTAGTAGCTGAACGGTTACCGCCAACTGCAATTGTTGGGTCAGAAACAGTGATCTGTGGGTAGTAGACAGCTGCTTGTGATGTTTGTGTGTAAGAAGCTGCAAGAGTTAACTGGTTAGCTACAGTATCATTCTCTCCGTCAATAACTACAAAGACGTCATTTGAACGGGTAGAGCCTGTAGCGTATCCGATAACGTTATTGATAGTTGTGGCGTCTGTATATCCTGGCACGTTCATAACCAATGATTGTGGGATAGTATCAAATGCGCTAAGAGCAGATGTGATGTTTGTAGAAGTTACCGCTGATCCGTCTGAACCAGACGTCAAAGCAACAGGTGTTGATTGAACTGCTGGGTTACGGGTTGCTCCTGTAGCTGTTGAACCTGAGTCAGCAAGTACAATGTAATTAGAGTTGCCGTTGACGATGTTCAAAGCATAACGAGGGTCTGATGCGGTCATTGTTAGTTGAAGCCATTGGCTTTCAACAACCGAACCGTTGTAGTAGACAGTGAGGTCAAAGTAACCAGTTACAGCGTTGCTTGTAATGGTTACGCTGATGTTATTTCCCCAGGTACCTGCACTAAGACCAGATACTGCAAGAGTATTTGCTGGTGTTCCCTCTGTGTCTTGAAACACACGAGTAGCTGCAGCAGCGCCTGAACCTGTTACACGAAGTACGTATAGAGGGGCACTTGTCTGTTGGAAGTAAGAGTTAACTGCTAGAGGCAAGTTGTTGCTCTGAACAGTGTTCCAGCTACCAAATAGGTTGTAGTACTGTCCCCATGAGGTTACTAGAGTAGGTACTGTTGGACCACGGTCATTAGCTCCTACTAGAGCAGAAACTGTGTTAGACGATGGGCCAGCGAGTGGTGAAATAGGGTTTAGCGTCTCTTGAACGTACACCCCTGGGCGTAGATAAGTTGTCATTATATCTCCTTGTTTTTAACGAGTTTACGTTTAGAGGGCCGGTTAGTAAACAGTCGGGATGGACGGTGTAGTTGTTGTTATAGAAACTTCTTGTACAAGTTTTACAGCAGATGCAGCTTGCGCTGGCGTCATCTGGCTCATAACTCTTACAGATAGAACGTTTCTCAAGAGGCGACGGTTTCCAGTTTCACTGTCAACTGCATCTCTTTTTACAAATCCATCAAGGAACATGGAACGGCTGCTATTCTCTGTACCTAGTTCATTAGGCACAATCAACCATCCGTACTTTGATGGAAACTTATTTAGTAGCTGGTACATCAGCGACCTGTCGTGTCGCGGGTTACGTGAGTAAGATGTCACTTGATACACAATGTCATAAGCAACAGGGATGTCGTAGCTGTATGCAACTCCACTTACAGGTGAGATGGTTCCTTGAAAGTCGTCGTCCACCAGATTTCCAGACGTTTGGCGAGCGTTGCCGGGAACAATATCAATAAGGTCAATAGTTACAAATGGAAAGGTTTGATCACGGATTTCAATGTCAGGGTACCCAAACCAGACCTTAATTGGGCGGTCGGCGTTCTTATCGTCTGACACTGTCATGCCTGATAGAAAAGTCTTAAGTGCTAGGTCTTCTGCAATGATAAATGGGTTACCCATTGAACACCTGCGCAATCAGATCATCTAGAACAGCGTCTCTTATAGCCGCTTCTACAGAAGGACCTACTCGGTTTACAAATGGGCGGATGGCAGCGTTAGGCATACCAAACTCGATGCCGTACTCTTCGTCATCTACTTTAGCCTTCATATTATCTGAGACTTTGACCTCTAGGTCATACAGAGTATCTACCTCTACACTCAAGCTGTCTATAAGCTCTTTAGGCCAGTCAGAGAGTTTAGCGATCTCTTGAAGTTGAGATGTAAGGTTAGGCAGGGCTAAAACAGCCTTATGTGCCAACGCGTCTATGTTATTTTTTCTTGAAGACACGCTTAAATACCTTTGCTTGGTACAGTGTTTCCCCAGGAGTCTTGAGCACAGATGTATCGATGTCGGGCACGTTTTGCGCTATAGCTCTAGCAAACTCAACGTCAGACGGCTTGTCAATTCTTTCAGCCACGATAATCTCCTTTAGGAGGCACAGTACTTCGCAAGGGTAAATCTAATCCCGCACGGGATTACTATAAGGATAAACGAAAGGCCCCATCTCTGGGGCCTAAGCGCTTACTTCTTTTTGAGGATCTTCTTGGCTAGAGCCTTATCGGTCTTCTCGTCCTCTTTTTCAAACTTCTTTTTCTGAGCTGGCTTCATTCCTTTTTCGAACTTAGCGTCGCTGTCTTTCTTCTTACCCTTTGGGCCTTTGCCGTATCCGACTTCGCCCTTTTCCTTACCGCATCCGCAGCTAATGCACATTACTTTTTCTTTCCCATCTTCTTAGGGGCAGCCTTACCCTTGTGGGCCATGGCTTCCATTTTTTTGACTCCGTACTTTTTGATACCAGCTGCAGCCGCGACCGCTGCTGGATTCTTAGCTCCACCTTTTGCAGCCTCTTCTTCAACCTTCTTGAAGCGCGAGCCTGAGCCTAGTTTAGCTTTTGCCATGTCTTTTCTCCTTTACTTCCTCAGGTAGTTTACCTTTAGGGGTTTCTTTCTGCCATTGACGCGCCATCTGAGGATGAGTGGCGTACATCCACTTTTCCTGTTTACGGCTCTTAAAGGGCATTACTTACTCTTTACTGTAACTGAAGACTTGGCTTTAGTAGATGTAGCGCTACCGCTAAGAGTAATGGCTTCACCCTTTTTACGGATTCGGATACTCATGCAGACGTAACCTTCAAGGTTGCTACGTTAGAGCTAGAGGCTGAAGAGATAGCGTAGATAACCTCATTTTGGCTAAGGCTATCGATTGTTGCTGACGCGCCTGCTGCAAGAGAAATTCCATAGGAAGACGCAGTAACTCCTGGACCTCCAATGTAAACAGTGGCTGAGGCGTCTACGTTCTGAATAGAGATAGTAGCAAACGCCCAAGTAGGGTAGACCTCGCCCGTTACTGGGTTGGTCAAGTTTGCGTCTGTGTTTAACGCTACAGCTGTAGAACTGTTGAGCGCAACGACTGCGTGTGATATTGCCATGGGTCTCCTTAGTTGGCGTACTGCTGAGTTATAAGTTTAGCGTTCTTTTTTGTATTGCACAGACCATGAGAAGGTCTTACGTTATCTAGGGTATCTGGTCCGCCTTTAGACATAGGGATCAAATGGTCTATATGTAGGCCTTTTTCCCACCCCTCAGCTCCAGTACTTCTCTTAGCTCCTAGGTCAATCTTTTCGTTACATATATGGCATAGCGTGCCGTACAGAGACAAGACTTCCTCTTCTGTGTAAGGCCCGCAGGTAGTGTTTAACATCCAAGCCCTACGCTTGTTATTAAACGCCCTAGTTCTGGCACGAACTTCTTCTATATTGCGCTCTCTGTAGGATTTATTAGTCCGTTTTCTTTCTTCTTTGTTTCTAACCCGCATTCGGTCACGTTCCTGTATACGGGCTAGTTTTTCAGGGTTTTTCCTGTATTGCTTGTCGTACTCAAGCTTAAAGCTTCGACACTCTTGGCAGTAATCTGTGCTATTTTTTCTATGCAGGTTCCAGCCAGCATAAGTGCCGCATTTATCAGTTTGCATATTGAAGGAATTGCGAATCGTTTTGAAGTTCTTCTGGCATTACCTGTATGCAGTCAATGGCCAGAAGAGTGTACTGTTCAGCAACTATACCTCTTTGTTGCGTCAAATATGGCCGATACACTTGTCCTTTCCAGACTACACGGCTCTTATCTTGCTGTCCGATATCGTAAATCTGGGACTCAAGGGTAGGATCAATGTTGTTTAGGTCATCGATATTAATGGTTAGGTGGAGTTCATCGGCCTTATAGAAACCTGCCTGAGAGGTCTTAGCGCTACCCTGAGCGATTACGGCGCGGACAATAGGAATAGTGTATGGC